GGTTGGAGCCAGTAGCTCTATTATATTTAGCTCTGCCCTTAGCTGTAAGACCGCCCTTGCGGGATTTCTCACCTCGACCCAAAGACAGACTTACACCTTTTTTACGAGCCATTATTTTTTCTTACCGAGTATCTTCTTTTGTACGGCTTTAGGTAACTTAGATAAACCTTTGTTCATCTTCTTACCCTTTGCAGGTGGTCTACCTTTCTTACTTCCGTAAGTTCCTTTTCCCATTGGCATAATAAAGCTCCTATACTTTTAAATTTGATGCGGATAGTTTTCTCAGAACATCATCTCTAAACGCTTCGTCATTCTGATATTCTGGTTTGT